CATAGCCGTCTAAATGATTGCGTTTCTTTTCCATTTCACACCGCCAAGTTATAAATTTTTGCACTTTTGACATATGCGCAAATTTCCCTTGCTAGCAAATTGTTCTTGCGATATACTGATGATGACAAAAGAATCATACATCAAAAAGATTCCCATGTCAACAAGATCTATAATGAAAGGAGCTTTTGGGAACATGGAAAACACGGAGATTCGCCGAATGGCAAGAGTGGCAGGAATTCCTCTGTGGCGTGTAGCTGCGGCAATCGGCATCAGTGAACCGACACTTACACGTTGGCTTCGATTTCCGCTTCCTGCTGAAAAAGAGAATCGCGTTATCGAGGCGATTTCTAGACTGGAAAGGGAGGTGAGCTGATGGCGACACTCGAACCTATCGCGGTCACAATGGCCGAAGCGGCGCGCTTGCTGGGTGTCAGTCGTCCAACGGTTTATGCTCTGGCAAAAACAGAAGGCTTTCCCGTTGTCAAGCTCGGCGGTTGCACTCGCGTTCTCGTCGATGATCTCAAAGCGTGGGTGAGAGAACAGGAGCAGTGAGCAGGTGACATATCTCGACCTTTTGAACTCGTTTCATCAATGGCAGAAGAGCAATTATCTCCCGGGAAATGCAAGGTTGCTCTATTACGGGTTACTTGCCATCTTCAATGAAGCACGATGGCCGGAGCAGGTGCAGATCGACAATTTCCGGCTCATGTCTATGCTCGACACACGGACGGAGAGGGTGGCAATCGCAGCGAGGGATAGCCTTGTTGCTGCTGGTTTGATTGAGTATAGCAAGGGTAAAAAGCGTTCTCCCAACACTTACCGGCTGAAATATACCCCTCAAAAAGTCAGTGAAAATGGCAGTGAAACGGGCAGTGGTTTTGACAGTGAAAGTGACAGCATATCGAGCAGTGTATCAGTATCGAAAACAGTCAGTCATATAGAAGAGAAAGAAAAAGATCCTTCTTTTGTTCCGCCTTCCGCCGGAACGAAGAAACTGAAACAAGTCTTTGCGCATGATTCGCTTCCATATCGCGCTGCGCGCTGGCTCGCGGATCAGATTGAAGGTCGCTTACCAAACTGCACGGCGCATTCAGAAGCGACCTTGCAAAGCTGGGCGGCAGACTTCGACAAATGTAACCGGCTGGACAAGCACGACTGGGAAAGCATCAACGAAGTCTTGCAGTTTTCGCAGTCCGATTCATTCTGGCAGAGCAACATCTTGTCGGGAGGCAAATTTAGAAAGCAGTTTACTCAACTCTTGGCGAAGATGGGAGGCGAAACGTGATGCAGGATACCTCGGCTCTTGAATACTCGCTGGCCGCAACGGTCTGTCTTGAACCCAAACGGATCTTACAACTTCGGCAGATCGTGAGTGTTGAGGATTTCTCCATTTCCGCCTGCGCTACGGTCTTTGACGCTGCGGATAGCGCAGTAGCACGCGGAAAGGCATTTGATGCAAACATTGCCGCCGATGGTCTCCGTGGGCTTGTGGATGACCCTCGTAAGTTCCTCGCCGAGTGCATCGACGTGACGCCTACCGTGGCACACGCGGAGGAATATGCCCGCCTGTTACATACCAGAGCCGCGGAGAAGCGGCTAAGAGATGGTGTGCTTGCGGCACTCAATGAAGAGAATCCGGCGACAGCGATTGCCGAACTCTGTAAGGCACATCTCCTTGACAATGCGGGCGGACGGCTGAAAAGTGTCTCGCAGGCTCTTACAGAGACCTTGCGGAGCCTTTCAGCACCGGAGCAGTCCCGTATCGATACGGGGTTCCCAAAACTGGATAGCGTCTTGAAGGGTTTCGAGGGCGGACAACTTATCATCGTCGGTGCTCGTCCGGGTGTCGGCAAATCTGCGTTCTTGCTTGATATCGCAGAAAGCGCAGCCAGAGCCGGGAACGAAACGCTTTTCGTTTCGCTGGAAATGAGCGCGTCTGAACTGACCGAGCGCTTACTTGCGCGCCGCAGTATGGCGACAATGGATAACCTGATCGACCGCGACCTGAACGATGAGACGTGGACGGATATTGCAGCCGTGTCGAATCGGCTGGAACGTTTGCCGCTTCATTTTTGGGACAAGCCAGCCGTGACAGTGAGCAAAATTCGAGGTGCGGCGGCGACCATTCAAAACCTGCGATTGATCGTCATCGACTATCTCGGCCTGATGCAGGCCGAGCGCCGTGCGGACAGCCGAAATCTCGAGCTTGGACAGATCAGCCGCGACTTGAAAAACCTTGCGTCTGAACTACAGATCCCCATCATTGCGGCGGCACAGCTTAACCGTGGTGTCAACGACACAGACCGCCCGACGCTGCTTTCCCTGCGAGATTCGGGCGAGTTGGAGCAAAACGGCTCAAAAGTATTGTTCCTCTGGAAAATTGATGAATTCGGAACAATTGGTGTTTCTGTTGCGAAAAATCGCCGCGGTCGTCAAGGCGTGGTGCAGATGAGCTTTGACGGCTCACATCAAAAGTTTACTGAGCTTTCGGAGCCGTACCGTGAGCCAGAGAAAAAACGCCGAGGGGGTTTTTTGGAGAGTGGCACATGAATATTGGAGGAATGAAAAGATGGTCAAAATTCTAATTTTAGCGAGGATGATTTATGACTATCTTAGAAGCATGCAGCGTTCTGAAATCAACCAAACCCGCGCGCTGTAAGTGTGACCGCTACCGTCAGCGCGACGAGTTGCAACATCTGCTTATCCCGCACCTGCCCGTTGATGACCGCGATAAATTCGAGCGGGCGCTAAACAATCATTTCAGACTTTAATACTGAGAAAGGACAAGAACCATGAACGAAGACAAGATCATCCAGATCATCCCTGCCCCTGCAAATATGCTTTACGCATTCGAGGACGGCAAGACGTACCCTGTCGCCTGCCTCGCGCTCGTCGAGCTGAGTAACGGCGACCGTGAAGTCCACGCGATGGCCACGATCAACAGCGGCCCCATCGAGGATGTGAGCGATAGCGGCGCGGTTCTCATACACGTATGAAAAAAGCCCTCCCCAAACGGGGAGAGCGGCTCTTGTGGTGGATCCGATTTGTCAATTCTGATTTTACCACAGGAGGAGCGGATATGCAAGCGAAACCACTTGCCACACAGAATAAGCGAACAAGCGAAATTGCAGAAGCGGTACAGGCTGGCAAGGCGGACATTCTAAGCCTTTGGGCGGCGGTTGAACGCTTTGCATGGCAGCAGACCTTGAGGTGGGTACGGGCAATGGAAGGTCGCGCAGGTGTCGAGGAAAGCGACCTTCTGCAAGTGGCCTTTATCTCCCTCATGGACACGCTGCCGACATGGGATGTGAGCAAGGGCGAATTTCTCACGCTGTACGGCATTAAGCTCAAGGCGGAGCTCACAGAAGCCTGCGGGCAGCGAACACAGCGGACGCGATGTGACCCCATCAACACTGTTTGCCGGTCAGTGGACGAGCCGATAGGCGAAGAGGACAGCGGCTTGACGCTCGGTGATGCGATTGCCGATGAAGCGGCGGAGGAAGCCTTTGAGGATATCGAACAACGGGATTTTCAACAGGCCGTACAAGCGGCGCTTGCACAACTGACGGATGCACAGCGCGAGGCAATCATCGGTGAATTCTGGTTCGGACGAAAGCCAGACCCAAAGTTGAGGCGGGAAGCGCTGCGAGCCTTGCGGCATCCGCGCATTCGAAATCCGTTAGTGGAATTTTACCGTTGAAAGAACGATGCAACGTCAGAAAAAACAAAGCCGGAAAGGGGGCTTTTCAAACTTTGTCAAAGAAAATCAGAGATGAGACTATTATTGACGCGCTTTTGATCTCCGCGACAGTGCGGAGCGCGGCGGCAAAGCTCGAGATCAACGAGCAGACGATCTATCGCCGAAAACGCGACCCTGAGTTTATGCAGAAGTATAACGAGGCACGGCGCGAGCGAACCGAAGCGGCGCGTAACATGCTGCAGGAGCGGGCGCACGCCGCTGCGGATACGCTGGCAACGATCATGCAGGATGCAGACGCGCCCGCACAGACCCGCGTGAGTGCCGCGGCAGAGATTTTACGGCAGACGGTGAAGTACACGGAGATCACAGACATCATGCAGCAGCTTGACGAGCTTGAAGCATGGCGAAGGGAGCAGGAACAGCGATGAAGAAAAATTTTGATATCCGCCTTGCGGCGTTGCGGGAATACCTCAGGTCGCTGTCAGCCGATGAGACGGTCTTCATCGTCGAGGGCGGCGGTGAGTTCCGCACGGCAGAAGATGCGTTTACGTATTTGCGTAAGTATGGCGCGGTGACGCCGGACGGCAAACGCATTGTGCTGTATCCCCATCCTGTCGAGGGCGTTGACCCGTTAAGCCTGTCGCTCTATCAGATGATTGATGAAGCAATCGAGCAAGGTAAGTTGGAACTGCCGGAATTGGAGAGTGACGATTTATGCAAATAGGAACACGCCTTGACCATATCCGCGCCTTTATGGAGCGACGCAGCGGGCGGCAGCTTGTATTTGAGTACTGCACCCCCACCGGCGAAGGACAAATGGGAAACCTTGAAGAAATGACCGCTGACAACGGCGAATTTCTCCGCGTACTTTCCGGCAACCGCCTTTCCAATCTTGACGGCCTTATTAAATACGAAATGGGGCGAATGCATGAACAGCATTAAATCCCGAATCGCCGCTTTACAGGCGATTGCAGCGCAGAAGCAAACGGGCGTAGCAATTATGACCCTGCTTGAAAATGGCGCGTGGGAGGCTTGCAGAGCGCCGCAAAGCCTTGCAAAGGTATTTCAGACGGAACAGGCGGCGCGAGATTATTTATCAGACTGCGATAGCATTATCATTATTGACCTTTAAGAAAAACAGCGCAAAAGCGCACAAAACAGAAAGGATAATTTACACCATGAGCAAGTTTAACATTTATGCCCGAAAGCTCGATACAGCTTTCAAAGAAGCCCGCAGCGAATACAACACCGCTTTCCGCGCACTCCAAGAGGCGCAGCAGGCCAGCCGTGACGCTAACGCATGGAAGCCCGGAGACAGCGCCGAGGAAAAGCAGATTAGAACAACCCGCGCAGCGCTAAAGCTGCATGACGCAGAAGCCATTTTTAACGAGGTGAGCGCCCGCGTTTGGGACAACTTCAAGGCCACGCGCCGCACGATCCGCGCAGAGCTGGAACAGGCAGTGCGCGCCGCCAATATTGCAAACCCCGACGCAATCGACAATAACGCCCTTGAGCTGATGAAAACCGGCGTTCTTTCCCCAGCTGATTACTCCGCGTTCATGGAGCGATTCGACAGCAACCCCACAATGCTAAAGTTAGTGGGTCACTACGCAGCCGAAGCCGCAAAGACTACGGACAGCCGCCGAGAGGCTGCAGCCCTTAACGCTATCGCTCTTGACTGCCAGAGCGGGGATGGCGCAGTCATGCGGGCATGGGATAGCATTTCGGCAATTTCTGACAGTTGCGGCGACGGGGACGGCTACCGGCGCAAATCGCCCGGTGTAATTGTCAGCATGAGCGAAAAATGGGACGATCTCGCGGGCGAGGCCGTGGAGAATTTCTAATTTTCGATAGGCGGCGGAGATCAACACTACAGAATTTCTGAAAACAAATTGAAGGAGAGATAAAATGGAACTTAGTTTTGCGAACGGCGTGCAGGAATACACCGTACACGGCGTTAAGGGCGATGTGATCATTCGATTCAACCCGACTGATGGCACGTTTATCCAGCGTCTTTACAACGCATTTGATACGCTGGACAAGAAACAGGAGAAATACGCAGATGAGGTGCAGAGGTGCGGCGACCGCGTTGAGATTTTCAACATCGCCGACCGCCGCGACAAGGAGATGCGCGAGATCATCGACGGCCTTTTTGAAGAGCCGGTATGTGACTGCATTTTTGGAAATATGAACCTCTATGCGATGGCGGACGGTCTGCATGTGTGGACAAATTTCCTGCTTGCGCTGATGGATGAAACAGACAGCGCCTTTGCTCGTGAGCAGAAAGCCACGAATCCGCGCATTCAGAAGTACACGGCAAAGTATCGCCGATGAATTGGGGCTTGCCTACCTCCGTCGAGATCGGCGGAGAGAGCTATGAGATCCGCACGGACTTTCGCGTTATCCTCGATATCTTCGTAATGCTGAGTGATCCTGATTTGAGCGGCACTGACCGCGCAGAGGGCATCTTGCAGATGTTCTATGTCTCGCCTGAGGATATCCCGCCGCAGCATTTGCAAGAGGCGGTAGACGCTTTCTCGTGGTTCCAGAACGGCGGACAGGAGCCGGACAAGAGGAAATCGCCGAAGCTGGTTGACTGGGAGCAGGACTATCCGTTGATCCTCCCGCCCATCAACCGGATATTCGGACGGGATATCCGCGAGATCCCTTATGATGCGGAGACCAACACCGGGGGCGTCCATTGGTGGACGTTCCTCGGTGCGTATAACGATCTCGGGGACTGCACCTTTGCTCAGGTCGTGCGCATCCGCGACAAAAAGGCGCGCGGCAAGACGCTTGAAAAGGACGAACGCGAATGGTACCGCCGCAACAGCGACCTCGTGAACATAAAAAATAAGCTCAGCCAGGAAGAAGAGACCACCATTTCGACTTGGTTGAAATTGGGGAAGGAGTGATTAAATGGCAAATGCTGACGGCAGTGTGATTTTCTCTTGTGATTTGGATTCGACCAAAGCACAAAAGAAACTGAGCAAACTGCGTGACGAGATATCCGAACTGAACAGCAAGCTTGAAAAGGAAACGGGCAATAAGATGAACCTTGAAAAGCAGCTCGACGCCGCATCTCAGGCAGCGAAAGCTACGGAGGAACGCGTGAAGATGCTGCGAAAGGAAGTCGAACGGCTGAACGACCGCGAATGGATCCAAAAACAGGGCTTTACACAGAACGAGTATCAGACGCAAGTGCTCGACCGCCGCGCCGCTGCGGAGGCGGAGCTCAAACAGCAGGAAGCGCTTTTGCACACGCAGACGAAGGAGGTCAAAACGCTTTCGGCTGCTTACGAAGAGACGACCGCCAACATCGACAGCATGACGGTAAAGCTCGACAAAGCAAAAGTCGCTGCCGGTGAGTTGATCGCTAATACGGAGCAGGAACGCAGGGAGCGCGAGGCGGAGAATTCCGCGCTTGCCAAAGCGGGCCAGTATGCCGCGCGTTTCAGAGATCAGGTCAAGAGTTTAGCGCGCTCTATGCTTGTATTCTCAGTCATCACGGCGGCGCTCATGGCGCTACGCAAGCAGATCAAGGCGGCTATTGCGACCAGCGCAGAGGCATCCGACGCTTTTGCCCGCCTCAAAGGTGCGCTGCTGACGCTGGCCGCGCCTTTGATGGACGTACTCATTCCGGCGCTGACGTGGCTAATGAATCTGCTTGCGGCCATTGTGTCGGAGATCGTGACGATCATTTCGATTCTGAGCGGTAAGTCAAAGAAGAGCATGGAGGCATCGGGCAAAAATCTTTACAAGGAAGCTGCCGCCCTCGATGCGACCGGCAAGGTCGCAAAGGAAGCAACTGACGCGCTCGCGGCGTTCGATGAGATCAACAAACTCAGCACGACAACGTCCGTTGGCGGCGGTGGCGGCGGAGCATCCGCCATTGCGCCGGACTTTGACTTTGACGAAGGCCCCATGATGGAAAAGCTCGACAAGGTGTTCCAGAAGATCAACGATATCTTTAAGACCATCCGCGCGGGGCTTGAGATTGTCGTGGATGACCTCAAATGGAGCTTTGACAAGAAAGTTATCCCCAAGAGCAAGGCAACATGGCTGACCGTTTTAACGGCGCTGCTCGGTGCAACACTCGGCGCGGCGTTCGGCGGCATCACGGGCGGCGTCATCGGTTTATCCCTCGGTGTGCTGCTGGGGCTGTACCTTGTGGGCCTTGACCCCGAAACATGGAAAACCGAGATGGACGCAGAGGATGCGTGGATCGTGGTCATCACGGCTTTGCTCGGTGCGCTGCTTGGCAGCGTGTTTCTTGGCATCACCGGCGGCGTGGCCGGTTTCAGCCTGGGCGCGATCCTCGGCCTCTATCTCACCGGCTTTGCAGAGGGGGACGAGGAACACGGCGGCAAATCGCAGCTTCTTTCCGAGTTGATCGTCGTGCTGTGCGCGCTGCTTGGCGCTGTTATCGGCTCTATCGTGACGCCGGGCGTCGGTACAGTCGTCGGCATGGGATTAGGCCTGATTCTCGGACTGAGCATTTACAGCGTCCGCAAAGACCCGAAGAAGGGCACGCAGCGGCTTGTCAGCATCGGGCGCAGCGTGCTTCTCGGACTGCTGGCCGGTGTTCTTGGCGTTGGCCTTGCGGCGCTTGGCATCGTCAGCGCCGGTACTGCATTTATTATCTCGGCGGCAATCGGCCTTGCCCTCAAATTCTTTGTCGATAGTGTGGACGATTCCAAAGTCAGAAAGGCAACGTCCGGCTTTACCGGCACGCGCGTATCAACAAAGGCGCCAACGCGCAGCCGTCGCGTGGCGGCACAGGGATTAGACAGCAATGCGCCTGTGTACAACGAGATCCCAGCGCTTGCGAGCGGTGCGGTCATCCCGCCGAACCGAAAGTTTCTTGCCGTGCTGGGCGACCAGAAGAGCGGAACGAACGTCGAAGCGCCGCTTTCGACCATCAAGCAGGCGGTCATGGAGGCGCTGGCACAGGGCAGCCGCGAGCCCATCAATGTGAACCTCGTTGTGGATGGTAAGACGCTTGCCCGCGTGGTCGTCCCCAACATCAACAACATGACGCGCGCAGCCGGTAAGCCCGTGCTGCTGTACTAACAGGAAAGGAGACTGCAAATGTTTATCTTCGGCTATGATATCGTGCTCGACCGACTGGAACGAGTGATCCACCAGCTTGTGGAGCTGCAGACGGCGGAGTAAAGGGGGCTGCAACACCTTCTTGTTTTGAAGCCGCCCTGCTGGCTTGTAAGACGCACGGTAACACTGCGAGAATACAATAAGCACCGGCAAAGCAAAAGCCCACAGGAGTGTTCCTGTGGGCTTTCTGCGTTACATGAGAGGATCTATCGGCAAACGGTTGACCGTTAAGCATTTGACAACAGTCTGTTTGCAGTCCGATAAAGGACAGGTGAAGCAGCTTTCGCTGTATTCGCACACTGTATTCTTTGCTACTCTTCGGCGGACTCTACGGGCTACTGTACACTTTGGCGCGCATACATGGGAAAGCGGCGTGTCGATCAGATCATGCGCTCGAGTACACTCATCTGTGCTCATTCGGGAGCACCTTCTTTCCGAAAAGCTCGCGTTCGCGCTCAACGGTCATAGTTGCGCCGATGAGCAGCACCTTTCCGATCGGCGTTTGCACGACCGGATAGAATCTATCGTTATCGTTCATAGCGTGACCTCCATGCTCTGCATCAGCTCTTTGACGGATACGCCGGACAGATCAGCGACAAAGGAAAAGCGCGTGCCGCGCTGACGGTAAACAGCCCCACAGGTCGGGCAAATATGCACCGTGGCGGCGTTCATAAGCGGTGTATTACAGCGGGCGCAGTATAGAAGCTTCATGCGCTTGCCCCCTTACCTGTCAGAAGTTTCGCCTCCGCTTCCTGCTCCGCTAACATTTTCTTAATCCTCGCGAGGACAAGTCCTGCTTGCTCCTCGTCGAGTGATAGGATTATACCGTAGGCGTAGATGCGTTCCATCATTTCACGCTCTGCCTTTGTCATCGCTCATGGCCTCCTTTCTCCCGGCCTCTGCGCCCAGACAATAGGCCACGTTTAGGGTTGTCCAGCGTCCGGCGTTGGTGTGCCGTTTCAAAATTTGCTCCTGATCCTTGAATGGGATAAAGCGGCCCTTCAATGCCTTTTTCACACGCTTTTCCCACGCCGTGGATGCTTTGGGGGCCTCTGGCTCCACTCCGTACTGGTGGACGATTGCCAGTACTTCCCCATGAACTTCTACGCCGTTAGCCGGATACTCCCCGCTACAATCGTAATCGTCCATGTAATAGGTCTTTATCGTGTTTCCGTGCCGATACAGACGCACAAAACGCCTCTTTTCATCGTCAGGAAGGCTCACAAGGCACACACGCCCGTTAATATCATCCGGGGTTTTGCCCAGGATCACAATGTCGTTAGGGGAGGCCCACGCAAAGGACGGCCCGGCCGCTCCCACGGCGAAAAAGTTTGCCGCATGGGTCAGCATCTCACCGAATTTCATAATTGCACTGCTTTTACTCATTGTCATTTCCTCCTTGATTTTCTGGTGGAGAGGCCATATAATTATAGTGCTGGCCTCCCCAGTGGTGGTTGGTGGCTCTCTGCATCCGGCTTTGGGCGGCGGTGATGCAGAGGGCTTTTTCTTTTACCTCCTTGCGCATTATTATATCACGCTATCGTTATATTTCAATCGACACATCATATAAAGATAG